ACAAGTAAATAAGAGGATGACCTCCTGAGTCTTCACCTCTGCAACATACTGTTTTTTCATTAAAGACTTCTATTATTTTCATAACTTTGTTCGAGCTCCTGAGTGACCTGAGCCACTACAGGCATTACAAACATAAGTCGTATCTATTTCTTTATCTTTGAATCTGTCAGGACGGATATAACCATTGCCGTGACATTCTTCACAGACTTCATAAATGAGAACTTTTTCTTTTAACTTCATTCTTTTTCTTTCGTTACACAGTGTTGTTTATATTTTGTATAACCACCAGGTAAAGTTAACGCAGGATTTTTTGGGTCTGCTTTCGACCATCCTTTGTCAACCCATACACAAGTGTATTCTCTTTCATTATTTTTTCTTTGTACAAAAAAATCGGCATTACTCCAAGTGTATATATTAATTATTAGTCCTACAATTAATGTTTCCATCCTTACTCCTTATCTTTTATTTGTTCCCATTTATTAAGTTTATATTTTTTAAACCAAATAATAGGGTCATTGCATTTAGCTGCTTTCACTGTTTTATTTGGATTTTTTTTTTCAAAATCTTTAACAATTTTTGTTATGGCTGTCTCACAATTTTTATATTTAAAATTGGAAAAATGTTTCATGTATAATTTATTGTTCAACTCGAACCAAAATGTCACTATAAAAAAATTAAACATCTATGCCTAAATTTTTTCTGGCGTTTTGTCTTATGATAAAAGTTTTTTCGTCATAACATCCCCATCCTTGAATATCGATGTCATTTTCTTGCTCATACATTTCAACTTTGTCCCATATGTCATCAACAATGCAAGCTGGAACTTCACCATAAACAATTTCTTCACCGCTATAAAGAAACAATATTAAAATCCATTTCATTTTATCTCCCTACAGAAAACTCTAAAATGGTCTTCAAAATTATTACATTTAGTCACCACAAGTGCTTTCATTTTATGACCACCATATTCAAAAGTCGTATCTGTTCTTACAGGAATTTTTGTGGGTATAGAAACATAGATACCTTTTTCATAATCTTCGTGAGGCTCTTCATCGTCTCTATAACCTGTAGCATAATTTTTATTATCAATGTAAACTAAAAATTCTGCCCATCTAGGTTTAGTCTCTGGCATTAGATTTTTTTCCTTTTTCTAAAAGATGTTCTGAAAAGGCTTCATAACTTGTGCCCTCTTTTTTTGCTTGATAACGAATTGTTTCATCAATCATTTTGCTAATCATATTATTAGGTCTTCTATATTTTACTGAGCATAAACCTTTTAATTTGTAATAACAATCTTTTCGTATAGCAACTGTGTGCCATTTTGTAGTATCCATATTTTTTTTCCTTATTTTAAATTAATATCAATTATAAATATATATGTTTAAATGTGATAGTGCAAGCTAATTGACATCTTTTATAATCTTTTTTATACTTTATTATGAAAGGAAGTGAAAATGGCAATAGCGGAATTATTACATGCCAAGATGTCTTTAGAATCCAAGTGGAATGCCATGTATACTGAAAGTGGTGTTTACTCCATTGAGATGAAAGATATCGAGAAAAAAATTGAAGCTATAAAGCAAGCTTTGGTATTAGCCGATATAAGAGAAGCAAAAGCGAAATACTAACTCGCTTCACCAAAGTCTTTGCCTAAGGCAACATCCACTACACTTGGAACTTTTAGTTTCACGCCATCCTCCATCACTGTCTTTATTTTTTGAGCATGCTCCTCAGAAGAAACATTAAAACATAATTCATCATGAATTTGTAAAAGAGCCAAATCACCTTGCTCATAACAATCAACAATAGCTTTTTTTGTTTGGTCAGCTCCTGAACCCTGAATTAATCTATTTAAAGCTTTATATGTAAAAGCTCTTTTTATGTTGCTGGCACCATATTTTGCTGAGGCATTTTCAAATTTCTCAGGAGTGTGAATACCAAAATCTTTTGTCTCCCACATATCAAAACGGCATTTCCGTCCTAGTTTAGTTCGTATGACTCCTTCACTGTTAGCTTTCTTCATACATCTGTCTGATAATAATTTTACAAAAGGTGCTTTGCGATTAAACTTAGCAATGAGTGCACTAGCTTCATCAAAACCTAAACCCAACATATTAGCTAATTTATTTTTTCCCATACCATACATCAAACCGAGACCAATCGTTTTTGCTTGTTTCCTATCTATACCGACTAAGTCAGCTACAGTTTGATGGAAGTCGGCATCAGCTTTTGTGTAAGCCTCAACAAGTTCTTGTGACCCTTCATAACCCTCACCGATACTTGAAGCATAATGCACCACCAAACGAGGTTCTTGTTGAGAATAATCAAAAGAACCCCATTGGTAGTTCTCTTCAGGAAGGAAAAGTCCTCTAATTATAGGTCCGAACTCTTTATTTCGTGCAGGTAATTGTTGCAAGTTGGGACTTGACATACTAAGTCTTCCACTAACAGTGCCTCCTGTATCAGAGCGTAATTGATTTATTTCGGCATGTATTCTACCTTTATGTTCAAACTTCATTATTGAATTTAAAAATGTATTATGAAATTTATTTATCTCTCTGGCTCGTACAATTAATTTAGAAATTTCATGGTCAGAATTTATTAACCAATTTTGTGTAAAACTGGGTTCTCCACTTTTAGCTGTCTTAGGATATGTAATACCTAATTTATCAAAACCAAAAGCAATTTGTCTCGCTGCCCAAATATCTATATCTTTTCCAACAAGTTTTTTTATTTTAAGTAAAGTATCTTTTTCTTTTTCGATAAACTTTTTTTGTAAAGCAGATGCTTTTTCAACATCAACTCGAATACCTTTTTTTCTCATCTTAATTAATATTGGCAACAAACGTCTTTCGAGGTTCCAAACAGTTTCTAAACTTTGTGAGTGTATTTCATGTTTAAATCTCTGCCATAAAAGGTACGTGAGCCGTGCATCTTGTTCAGCGTAGTATCCAACATGTTCTGCTGGCAACATCCACATCTCGGCTTTAGGGTCAACACCATGAGCCTGAGCTGCTTCATTTAAATCGGTTTCTGCTTTTAACTCTCCTAAATAATCTTTTGCCAAAGCGTTTAATTTATAAGTGTATCTATTTTCATCAATCAAGGCTCCTGCAATCATAGTATCGACAATCTCTCCTTTAACCTCGATACCATAGGCGTTGAGCCATCCGACATCATACTGAGCATTATGAAAAATTTTTCGGCAAGACAATGCACAAATATCATTCATATATCGCAACACTTGCTCTTTAATTAAATTACCTCCACCGAAATGACCGAAAGGATAATAACCTTGCCATCCCTCAGTAGCGATAGCAAATCCGATTATCTCTCCTTGGTTTGTTGCCCAACCCGCTCCAAGTCCATTGTTAATGCCCTCATCTTTGGTCTCTAAGTCTATCGCAATTTCTTTAGCGTCAGATAAATCTTTATACTCACTTGGAGCTGACCAAATATGTTTTTTAAAGTTAAATGTAAGTTGTAGGCTAGTCATTAGCAGTCACTATTTTTTTTTGCCAAGTTGGTTCAGCATCGTCTGTTGGTAAATACACTTCAACATAAGCACCACAATTAGGACAGGATAAATTTGTGACCATACAAAATTCATCATGCTCATCTTCAATATCATGATCACCACCCCAAATTAATTCTGTATCACAGTGCCAACATTTCATTCGTAGTCTCTTTCTTTTATCATTTCTAAATAGTGAATAGCTTTCTCAATGTCTTTTTTTCCACCACCACCTTCTTGATTATGTCTCGATGTATATTTAATAACATTACCTTCAGGAAATTTTAAATTATTGACTAATATAAATTGACCAGGTTGTATGAGAAAATTTTTGTAATGCTTGCTACCTTTTTTCCAGACATCATCCTCAACAACTGTATCGTAAAAATTTTTCCATAAATTACCAAACTTGTCTACATCTTCAGAATCAAGTTGATGTTTATACTTCTTAAAAAAACGTGACAGCATGTTTGAAATATCACTTTTCATAATAATCCTTTTCTATTTCCTCCAATAAATCTTCAAAGCGTAATTCATTTTTATCCTCTAAAAATTCAATAGTTAGAACCATTCTAATTCCGTTATAATTTAAAACCATATGGTCTTGTTGGTTGTTAAGTAAAAACCTACTACCAGGAAAATATTGTAGCTCAATAATAGGATGGTTTACGTCAAACTCTTTTCTAAAAAAAGTGTATGAAGTATTAGGTGTATTAATCAGGCAGTTTACTGTAGTGCCTCTATTTGAATCTTTATGCCAATTATACATAGTCTGATGTTCCATTTTTAAAACACCAGCTTTATAAGGATGTCTCTTGTACAACCAATTATAAAAATGGTCTTTAAATAAAATTTCTTTTTCAATCGGACATGCCAAAAAATTAAAGTAGCTAACCCATTCAGTTTCAGGGTTAAAAATTACATCATGTAATTCAGGACTGTAGAATTGACCGACTCGAAGTTCTTGAAAAAAAGGTTTCATTATTGCTCCTGTAAATAAATTAAATAATCTTTTCCGATGGGATAATTAAATCGAAAATCAGTTGATAAAATATGCAAAGTATCTTTAGCTCTTGTGACCGCTGTATAATAAACTCTTTTCTCATCTGACTTTTCTTCTTTACTTTTTTTATCATAGGTCGATGCATAATTAGTTTTTGAATAAATCAAAACATTATTAGCTTCACCACCTTTAACCGAGTGTATTGTATCAATAATTATATTAGGTTCATTTGACAATATTTTTTGACCATAATTTTTTAACAATTGAACAAAATAGTTCACCTGATTATCTTTAAAATTTCTTTTCAAAACCTCCCACCAATTTTTTTTTAAATAAGAATCATCCATGTCTAATCCACACCACTCTCTTAAATCTTTCAAATCGAACACTTGAGTTTCAGGTATGTTTTGCCAAAATTTTTGTGTCCTAAAATTAAAATCCTTTAGTTCTCTCAAGTATTTATACATATTTTCTGCACTATTCCTACTAATTTTTTTATTATTAGTTATCCTTGTCCAAGCTTTAATAGCTTCCCACTGCTTCACATCAAAACTTTTATTACCCTTATTATCAGAAAAATATAAACCAACATCTTTCGCACACATTCTTAATTCATTTACAGTCGAATGAATTCTACCTAGAATATACCAAGTGCCTTCCAATCTATGAAAAGGTATTTCGCTAAAATTAAGATATCTTTTTACACTACCTTTTTTGGGTAAGCAGTCATATTCTTTCTCGACACTATCAAAAATTCCTCGTCTGATGATTTGAGAAAAACGATAAATCTCTTCACCAAACCTTCGTGTTTGTCTTAAAATAACTTTGCGACCAGGAAAGTATGTAGTAAAATATTTTGGGTCTGCTCCATTCCATTTGTATATACCTTGGTCATCATCACCTGCTAAATAAATCTTTTTTACATTGTCTGCCATTTTATAAATCACTGACCATTGCAAAGGTGTAAAATCTTGAGCTTCATCTAAAATTAAAATTTCAAGTGGAGGAAAGTCTACTTCATCAATTGACCTCTCAATCATATCTGTAAAATCTATAAATGAATCTTTTTTATAATGCTTGTACGTGTCAATCTTTCTTAGAAAAATTTCAAGACTATCTTTTTTATAACTTTCTTTTTTATAAACTAGTTGAGGTTCTTGGAGCGTGTTTCGTGCTTTGTCGTACACGCCTA